CCATTTACAATATCAATATTAAAAGCTTGATATACATCAGACATCATAAAACTTTTAAATATGTTAAAAACTTTATGATCATTTTTTGAAAATCTTGAAGATAAACTTATCTCATTTACATTATATGCAGTTTCATTCATTAGAAAAGCTTCAAGCTCTTGGCTGATTTCTTCAAAAGGTTCATCTTCGTTATTAAGACTTTCTTCATTGTCAAAATCTATTATTTTACCATTTACAGATAGACCACTGTTATTTATTACTGAGTTATAACTGAAATCAAAATCTTTCCTTAACGTCTCATTATAATATTTTTTTGCAATGTTTCTTTGCTTTCTAGCGAATCTTATTAAGTGTAAGTCACTATAAACTTCTAATAAAGATTCTATTTTTGATAAAATAAAAGAATTATTTTCTATAAATGTGTCTATTTCTTTTTCTTCTTCAAAATAAGAAAGATTAAAGTCTCTTACGTTTAGATATAAAAGTTCAAGTATATTAACTCCTATTTTATAAAAAACAGAATTAGCATTATAAAAAACAGAATCAAACAAGTCTTCTATTTCTATATACGGAAATTCTCTAGAAATCTTTCTTCTTTCTGTCATAGTGTCTGTAAACATTGATTTAGGCACTATTCTAAATATAATATTTGTGTTACTAGTTATATCTAGACTTCCTTCTTTTTTGACAATAAACTCTGATATGTTGTCATCTGATTCTATCATTTTTATTTCATTTTTTTCTATTTTATCAAAGTAAAAACCAAGTTGATCTTTTGCAATAGAAGTAATTATAAAAGGATAGACGAGGACATGTGAAGGAAATAAACTATAGTGAATGTTTCCTGTAATCGATATAGAATATTTTCTCTTCTCTTCTTCAGAAATTAAATCAATAGAATTGTTATCTTGTATATTACAATTAGTAAAAGCTTTATAGTTGCAAATATCTGAAACTTCTTTGATGTTTTTCAAAGAATACACAGAGTCTCTAATTGTTGCAAGATTTTCAGATGAGTTTAGAATATCATTAAGGTATTTTTGTGTACTAGATAACAAGCTTTTTGTATATTTGTTAGGATTTATTTCTTTATACGAATAATTATTAAGAGGTTTATTATGTAATGATGAAGCTGTGTGTTTTTTACAGTTCATTAGCACTCTCTTTAAAAATCTTTTAGTTACAGTATCTTTTGTTTTACTATCAATTTGATTGTTTTTATAAAAGTTAAAATACAGACTTTGACATGTTTCATCTTTATTTGTTAATGGACTTTTATTACCTACTAAATTAGAAAGTTTATTAGGAATAACTGTAGGTGACATTATATAGTAAAGTAAGAATGATGTGCTCATAAAATTACTGTCAGGATAGTAATAAGAAATAAAATTGTTAACTTCATTGACTATTTTATTTCTATTATTATTAATTACTAAATTTTTTCTTTTAAACTCGTCTAATCCTCGATATTTTTGTTTATTTACTTTATGATTTGAAATGACATCAGAATGACTATAGTGCGTGTTTCCATCTTTAGTAAACATTAAATCATAAAGTTTTGAATTTTCGTTTAATATAGAAAAATCATGCTTTTTATCTTTACTATATGAAATCATTTTGTTTGTTTTTGTTGACAAATTAATATTTGTAATAATCTGATTTAAAAAATCAATATTTACATTGTTATTTTCCAGATATGATTTTTTACTGCTTTTAACAACACTATCTAATTTTAATTTTATTAGTAAATCATTTATGTCTAAATTAGCGTCATGATCAAAATCATTAAAGTTATTTGAATTTATTAAGCTAATCGGTTTATCTTTATAATAAACTCTAGCTTTTGTATTTTGGTTTTGAAATTCTACAAAGTTCAAGTAAAGCCTGTGTATGTTTTCAAGATTAGACAGAGAAAAATTATTTGGGAAATTTCTTGCAACTCCCGAAGGATTGTTTAGTATATTATCTAAATTTAAAATAGGTTCATCTAAAATCAATTTACTGTTTTCATCAATTATATCTAATTCAAAGATAGAACCTTTAAAAATCTTGTTTATTTCTTTTAAAGACGAGTTTATTCTTACTTCTAAAGGTGAAGAATTTCCAGATAAATTTAAAACGTTAAAAAGACTATTGTTTAGTTCATTTTGTTTATTAAAAAAGTCTACTGTATTAATATTAATCCCAAAACTACCAGTTTCAGGTTGATATGGTTTTATTACACTTGCAAATACATAAAGATCTTCAGGTACAAGATTTGTATTTTTAAACCCTAAGTTTTGAAAAACATCAAATCCTTCTCTCTCAGTTAATACACACTTGTTCTTTTCTATATCAGCGTTAATGTATAGTTTATTTTCATTCTTGTAGTTGTTTGAAAAACAGTTACTTGAAATTGTATTAATTGACCTAGAAAGATTAACAAAAGATTGTATTAAAATATCATTTGATGTTGTCTTAATAGGCTCTAGAAAAGCAAAGTCAAAACTCTCACTTAAATAAAAAAGATTATTTTTAATAATAATTTCGTCTATTAAAAATGCATTTTCTTTTATTATTAAGTCTGATGAAGTAATATCATTGTCTTTTTTAAAAACACTTGCTTTATATTTTTTTTTATTTTTTACGTTTAAGGTATTAAGTACGTTATTGAAATAAATTCCTTTATTTGAATAAATCTCTTTTCTTAGATTAAAAGTAATTGAATTTCTTTTTACAATTTCAGTTTTTTCATCAATTCCGTTTGTTAAATAACCTAGAAAATCTTTGTATTTTTCAAACTTATCAATAAAAACACTATGAATAGAATTTTTATTTTTCTCTGAACTTGCGTATAGATTAAATTTATTGCTTAAAATTTCACTTTCTTTTAAATTTGCTTCTTTCCTATAATTGATTACATTATGAAGTGTGTCTCTATCTAAATTTATAGAAGAGTTGTTTTCAATTGAGTATAGAAAGTTTATATTACTATTGCTAACAGTATTATACTCCCCTCTAACATAATCAGACAAGTCAGCGTCTTCTTCATCAATAGTTTCTTCTAGAGAAAATGCAACAGGAGATACTACTGATTCTGTAGATTCAATACTTTCGTTAGCGTTACTTGTTGCATCTAAGTCTAATAACGCGTTAGGTCTAGTTACGTCTTCTAAAGTTAAGTTAAATCCTGACGTTTTTGTCTCTTGCGGGTTTATGTTTACTGTGATAGATTCTAAAGGTTTTATAATATCACTAAAACTGTAGCTATCTACGATATTCTCTTTACGTATTTCAGATGTTGCTGAGTTGTTTTGTGCTACAGGCAAGCTTCTTTCAATTTTTACCTTTGAAGTGTTTTCTTTTAAAGAAGAAGAGAGCTCCGACAATATTTCTGCTAGTGACTTTTGTGTAGAACCTTCATTTTCAAGGCTTTTTTCGAGTAAGTTTTCTCTATTGTTTGAAATAGTAACTGTATTTGTATTTAATATTTCTTGTAATTTATTTTTTTGAGACGTAAGTCTATTTAAGTTTATTGTAAAAGCCATTAATTAAAACCTTACTTTATATACTGTTTACATTGATTATACTTATATTGTTGTTAAAAACTCTATATTGATTAACTAAATTAATTGGTAAGATTTCATTATTGAAAAATAGATCAACTGATTTTTCTACATCATTTTTTAATTTAATATTCATTGTTAATGTACTTCTTATTATAACTTTATGCAAATAATTTAAACTGTTTTGTAATATTAAAAGATTTATAAAGTTTGAAAAATAGCTGTTACTAACAAAATCATTAAATAGTCTATCTTGATTTATATTAAAAAACTCTAATGTTCCAACATCTTCAGTGTATTCATGTGATGTATCATGACCACTTCTTAATGATGGAAAATTTAGACTGCTTTCAGTGTTAGCGTCTTGTAAAAAGTTATTGCTATATGTAATATATTCTTTTCCTTTGTAACTTACAAGTTTTAAATATAAAGAAAGTAACTGGTCTTGCTCAAGTTTATCTTTAAATGATTTACTTACATTATTTTTCTGATCTGAAAATAGAAAATGAGTTGATGTTTTAAAATTACTTATGCTATTAATACTACTTATAAAAGGACTTAATTTTTGAATATCTAGTTTTATATCTTTAGTAATGTCATTTAAAAAATTTATCATTCTAAAATTATATCCATCAATTTCTGGATTATATGATGTCTGTAGGAAGCTATAATTTATCGGAAAGTCTATGTAATTTATATAACCTGAATCATCTATACTTAAATCACAAAAAACATTATTGAAGGATCTTTCTTCAGCATCTAATATTACTGTTGGGAAACTTTTATTAATATTAATTAAATCAAGAATTTGTTGCTTGTTAATGTTATAAGTCTTTGAATATAAAGAATTACTGTTATTTTCTGACACTGTGTTTTGATTAAGCAAACTAAAGAAAGATGCAAAGTCACTTGCAGATAAATTATCTTGTCTCACTCTTCTAACATTATCTTTAAATAAAATATTTTTATAGTTCTTAATATTAATTACATTTCTTGTTTTAGATGACAAGAAAGATGTTGTTACGTTATTTAAAGCTTGTTCCTCTTCTGGAGTAAAAATAACACTTTCGTTTATTTTAATTACGTCACCAATAATATTAGTGTTTGGGTACTTAAATTTTGTCATTATTTCAGGAAAACATAAACTTTTAATTGTTATTTTGTTCTCTATACTCATATCATTACTGATAAAACTTAATTTTGTATATGCATCAAGCAAATCTTCAGTATTAGTATTAAAAAATACTCTAATATTTTCAAAAAAAACAAAAAGAGTAGAATCTTCTGTTTTTATTTTATTCAAATAAGTCTCTTCAAAAGTTATAAAGTTATTTTGAAAGTTGTCAAAATTAAAAAGCTCAGCACCAAATGCATATACGTTTTTAAATGTACTTCTTTTTGTGCTTTTTGCATTAATTATAGTTTCGTTTTCAATATGAAAAACACAATTTTTTAAAAATTTTTCAACGTCACCTGAAACATTGTCTGCTGCTGAATAACCTAAGTTATATGCTAAGTTCCTTAAATTATCTAAGTTACGTAGTATAAATCTATCATATGAAAATATAGCGCTGTTGTTACTATCTAGTGTTCTATTAAAATTTATATTTTCATAGTTTAAGTTTTGCTTTAAAAAAGAATTTAAAATTAAAAAGTCTTGATTCTGGTTTAAAGATTTATGTGTAATATCTTTTTCTATTGTCCAGTTTCGAGTAAAATCAATTAAATTGTTTTTTAATGTAAAGATAAACGCTATATTTTTATCATTAAAACTTAATCTAGTATTTAGGCTTTTATTTGAAATGTTTAGATAATTTAAACTTTTATAATCTACTTTACTGCTTAAATTAAAATTTTCAGTATTGTATAGATGTTTAATTTCATAAAATTCTTCGTTTTTGTAGATTTTAGATATATTTATTTTTTCTAAAATTTCTCTTTCTAGTTGGATGTTTTTAAATCTTAAGTTTAATAAACCTATATTTTCTTCACTTGGTGTGATAATAACATCACGATTAGAAAAAGCATCTTGAATTTTACTACTAATTACATCTTTCTTATTGTTAAAGCAATAAATAATAAACGGGTCTAAGTTTGAAAACACTATTTCTTTAGTAAACTTTGGTAGAGAACTTTCCATAGGATAGAAATCAATTTCAAATCTAAAAATATTATGTCCGATTATCATATTCTTACATATTTTATTTTGAATTTCATCTAAATTTTCTTTGTTTGATCTTGTACTATTGTTGTAAAAGTCAAAACTAGAAGAATTCAGGTTAAAAGGATTAAGCAGATATGATCTATAAGTTACTCTTTCTACACTATCTCTATCTTGACTAGTAAAGTATTTTAAAATTATTTGCTTTATTTCAAAGTCATAAGACAATTTGTTAGGATTATTTAAAGTAATATGATCACCTAAACGTGATAAAGTAAAAAAGTCTTTATTGAGTTGTTGTATTAAATTATTTAAATGTAAACTGCTTAAATATGCAGGTAGATTTTCGCCGCTTTGTTCTATAAACGCAGCTCTTTTTTTAGTTATATTACTTATAGAAAGATCAATACTCAAAAAATCAGTTTTTGCAATAATATTTTTTCTTTCATCTAGTATAAAAACTCTTACATTATTAAAAGGAATTTCTTGTTCGCTTCTAATTTTGATAATATTTGAGATTATATTACTAAAAGTGATTCTATAGACGTTGCTGCCTTCAATAAAGTTCTGTTTATTAAAAGGTATCAAATCCTTTATAACTTCATTTTCATTTGATAGTTTTGTATGATAATCTATAAAAATGTTTTTTCTAATATCATTTTTAAAACTTTGATTAAATTCTTTATTTGCTTGATATCTTTTTAAATTACCTGAATTGCTTAAATATCTATTTGGGAAAACTTGTTTAAAAGATGAAACATTTATGTCATTTAAAGATTTTTGTGAATAAAAATTAACTTCAAAATATTTTGCAATATTTTCTAAATTTTTGTTCTTATTTAATTCTACGTCAAGTTGTACAGTATAATTTTCAGAAGCTAAACTTTCTGGTACAATATTATATCTTTTTGTAAAAACTCTTCTAATTGTGTTTGATAGTACTAACATAATTTAACCCTGATATTTTTTTATTCTACAACTAAAGTAAATAGGCAAACAAAAGAAAAGAAAGCACACAAAGCAAACGCATCTTTGCTTTTTAAGTTTATTTGTCCGTTATTCATACTAAACAAAACATCTAGTTCTTTTGTGTCTTCTCTAGTATTGTAAAATTTACCTATTAAATATAATTTTTTTGTTTTAAAGTTTTCTTTATCATAGAATTCCCCTATATTGACAAAATGTAGTTTTTCAAGTTCTGACTTTATTATATTTCTCGGTGTTAAACTATCATAAGAATTAATAACCTCATATAATTCAAATATAAAATCACTATTTTCAGTAGGATTTTCTAGCTCAAACTCTTTTTTATGAATTGACTTATTTCTTTCTAGATCCTTAATGATTTTTAGAATGTTTTTTTCTCTTGAGCTTTCAATATCTAACTTATTTAAAGACTGAGATCTATACTTAGGAAAAACATATCCTAGAATATTTTCACTAGATAAATGATCAACATGATTAAAATCTTCTTTTTGATAAAGCTCGTTTCCTGATATATCTTTAGGAGGTAAATAACTAAAATTTCTTTTGTGAGAAAATCTTCTATCTAAAGCAACAACAGGAAGTCTTTCTTTTCTTGTTTCTACAAACTTGACTGTATTGTAATTTTTTGTGCTACTAAACAAGTCAATATCTTTATTTATAGTATTGTTATTAAAAAACGTTAAAGTTTTATCACTATTTAGGTCTCTTTTTGTTCTTAAATAACCTAAACTTTGTAAATAGCTACCTAAAGAATTTTGTTGTATGTAAGAATTGACTGAGTCATCAAAGTTAAATCCTGAAGGTGCGACTCCTTCTCCTTCTCTGGGATTTAACTTTGATCCAAAAAAGTATTTCCTTAAATCAAATTCAGGATTTATTTCATCATTACCACTTGATGTAGCTTCTAAAGGAACATAATGAATTTCAGAATTTGTTACATCAGCTTTTTTTATACTTGAAGCTTCAAAGTCTTTAGCATATACTATTGAACGATCACTAAAAGTCGCGTATTTATATCTAATGTCATTATCTTCAAGCTGCGCTCTTCCGTTCTTAGTAATGACAAAATCAAAAATTCTACTTTTTTTATCTAATATTCCTGACATTTATAACTCTCGAATTATGTTTAAGATTGCACGTAAAATTGTGATAAAGCATCACTACTGTTTTCAATAAAAGGATACGTGCTCCTTTCATGTGTATCTGTATTATAAGTATGTTGTGTCTCACTTGACTCAATTTTTATAAAGTTTTCATCAACAAAAGTTTTATTAATTGTATATGTTGTACTAAGTGCGCCAGAAGTCTCTTGTGTTATTAGGGCACAATTAGTAGAACCTAAAATCTTATCAGAAAATTGGCCATAGCTTTTATTACTGTAATGATACTGTAATGCTTGCTTGTTTCCATTTTCAACACCGTATTTAAACCCGTCAAGTTTGTCTATTGGATATCTATTGTCTTTTGATCTACTAAAGCCATAAAAGAAATTAAGAACTGCATCTTCTTGTCTTTCATATTTTCTGTAAAGTGTATCTTCTGTGCCACTATCTATATTAAAAATAGCTGCCCCTAAGTTTCCTGTTTTAACAATTTTTGTATTATCCAAATAAGCATCATGCTTGTTTTCAATGTTAAAAACGTTGCTTAGACTGTTAATATCATTAGTGATATCAATAGTATTACTATCTATTGATGTATGTGAATATAATATTTGTACAATACCATTTGGTGCATTAGTAAAAGAAGCAGTTTTCGATGAAAGATCTATTTCAAAGTAAGGTATATCATCTTTTTCGCCTAGATATCTTTTGTTTTCAAGTAAGCTATCTTCATATATTCTTATTATATCAGTATTTTTAAAACCTAACATTGTTTGATTACTTGAAAGTCTATCTAATTCAAACAAAGAATAATTAGAGTCTGTTGAAAGTATCTCTACAATATTATACCTGTTAATAGGATTGTCTACAGTACCCACAGATTCATTACTATTAATGTTCATTTGGTGAATTTTATAAATCAAGTAGTAAGATGTTTCTTTAAAACTATTTCCAGACTTTTTATAAATTTTAGATCTATAAATTTTTTCATTCAAGCATAAATTTTCATTATTATCTAATACTTCTAAACCATTTTGTCGTCTAAGTAAAACTTCATCGATATTATTTTCAAAATATTTTTCATGAGTTAAAAATCTATTATGATTTAAAAGTTTGTAAGAATTATTTAAATTAGAAAGACTGCTATCTTTATTTAAATAAACAGGTGTTTTGCTTTCGCTAGATGTTTTAAAAGAGGATAGAGAAATGTAATAACTTCGATCTAAAACTAATTTATTTGTAAGCTCATCAGCAGAATCTGTTAACAATGTATTTGCATTATTAACAACATCTAGATAGGTAGGTAATGTATTTGAATTGCTGTCCATATTCCTTAAAAAGCTTACTGAATAAGGTAAATATCCGAAATTATAATCATGTAAATTTTCTGTCCCTGGCCCACTAGAACTAACTAAAGAAGCAGTTACAGGATATGCTTTATTACTATTGCTTGCATAATCTGAATCTAGATTTGATCTTTCTGCTGGGTTTACAAAAGGATGATATACATGTTTTGTATCTATTATGGCAGTACCATCAGAAAGTTTTGCATACCAGTGATTTTCATATCCGTTCCCGGATGAATCAAACAAGTGGTTTTTTTGTACTTGTCTGGCAAATTTTGTATTATTTTGCACATTTAAGTAGTCTAAATCTATTTCTCCTGTCTCCCAGAAGTAAAGTGGAATTGCAAGTGTAATTTTACCTGAACTTGCTTTTATTACTTTTGTATATTTTTCTACTGGATTTGCATCATTTAAGTTTTCAAACATAAATATATGGTATGTATTACCAATATATGTGCTTATATCATCATTAAGAGTTGATACGTTTAATAAGCTTTTAAAAGATGTTGTATTTATTTCTAAAACTAGATGCCATTGAGGAGAAAAAGAATACTCACTTGATGCATTACTTAATATTTCTTGTTTTATATTGTTTGTATATTCTATTATACTATCTGAATTTTTATTATTAGACGCAATAAGTCTGTAGTATTCATCAATCACAGCTTGCGTTTCACCTGGTGTTGCATAGTTTCTAGGCGACTCGTTATTTACGTTGTTTAAATCAAAATACTGCAAAGAGCTTGTAAGATTGTCTATTTTGACTTTTTCATTTTTGTCAATTTTTTGTACAATATTTTTATTACTTAAAACATGTTTAATGAATGATTTGGTATTGTCTCTAAATACAAAAATATTCTCTTCGTTTTGTATTTGAATACCATTTTGATAGTTGTTCAAGCTCGAAGAAGGCAAACAGAAAGTCTTAAAAGACTTAGTAAATCTATCGAAAGAGTCAACAGCATTTGTAATACTTGAAACATAACTTTTTCCTTCATTGTTTTTAATTATATTTTTGATTGCATCTTCTTTAGGCGCAACAATATATGAATTAGTATCATAACATATTTCTATTTTTAAATTATCATCATTCTCTATGTTAGAAAAAGTTGTATCATCAAAAGAAATATTTTCAGTTTGATTGAAGAAAGTACTAAACTGATTCAAATGAAATGTTTTATGCCATTTGTTAATTACGTTAACAGAACCTTGTATATCACTGAAGTTTTCACTAATTATCACTTTTAACGATTTATTAAAATTAATATCTCTGCTCTTAACTGCTTTTAGATTTAAACAGCTTTGATAAACTTTGCCTAAACTTGGGTGCACTGTATCTTTTCTATACACAGATAAAGCTTTATTGTTTTTAATGATTTTTTCGTCAAAAAGAGAGATTGTCCCTGTATATGAACCGTATTTCCTAGAAGATTTTTTGTCAATTACAAATTTTCCTTCTTTGAATTCTTTCAAGGAATTAACAACACTTTTTTTGTTCCATATGTTATCAAAATAAGAGTTGTTTGTTTCATTTAAAATAGCTCTATGCTTTTCAGAATAATTGTCGCCTAAAATAACTTTCCTTATAGATTTAGACTCATTATTTTTATACTCGTTGTTATTGTCAACATAATCTCTACCTATTAAAGTTATTTCTAGTTTATCATGAAGTGAAAAGACAGTAGGCATTGTTTGCCCGTTGCAATTTGATGTAACTCCAAAAACCAAATTATCTTCAGGTTTCAAGAGATAATTTGAATATACAGTAGAGTTATATACATTTCCTTTATGAAAATATTTTCCACTCTGAGATTTAAACTTATTAATCGGTTTATCTAATATTCTTCTTTTGTTTATCACTCTATTAGAATCTAAATTCAAACTATTCTCACCATTTGTTTTACCTTCAGGGATTACAAATTTGTTTTCATATTTTAATAAAGACTTTTTGTAAAAACTTCCATAGTCTTCTATAGGAGTAAAATTTCTAAAAGATATAAAAGAACTAGATGTTATACTACTATTCAACTCGCCAAATAAGAAGCCTACTCCACTCAAATCATGATTTGTATTACTAATATGTTCAAATCCTGATCCTGTTTCATTACTCCCACCTAGATTAAAAAGCTCAAAGTAATGCTTATATGATATTACTTTGAGCTGCATTTGAACTACTTTTTCTGTATTATCAAACCAGTGATTTGTTTTTACGAGGTTAAAAGTTTTATTGTTTTCTGATATTACAATGTTAGGCTGAAAAAACTTTTCTGTATCGAGTCTCTCTTGGAGCATAAAATCTGGTAAAAATCCATATAAAGGATGATCTGCTAGATTTGCGTAATATGGATTTTTATAACCGTTGCTTATTAAATTACAAGAAGTTAAAGCATAGTACAGAAGCAAAGAAAATGCTGAACTTTTTTGTTCTAAAGTAAGATTTTCCCAAGAATCTGCGTTTTGTGACCATGTCAAAGAATTAGGAAGCTCATTTAACGCATTAGGTGCACGATAAACAACTGATGTATCAGACTCTGTTTGTTTTCCAAATGCTAGAAAGCTTTGAATAATAGAAAAGTCTTTGTGTGTATTTAAAAATCTTAGATTAATATCTATGTTAGTAATATTATAGTTTGAATTGTAATCAGAAGTGGTATCTGTATACGTTATAAAGTCTGAAATATTTAAGTTGTTAGTTGGTACAGTATTTGTGTAATAATCATCTTCATATAACGATGTATTGTTTTTATAAGAAAAACTTATTTGTATAAAAGGTATGATTCTTTTTACGTCTTCTTTGTTTTCTTTTGAATTTATATAAATCTTAGTAATACTTTGAGGTGATACTAGTGGTCCTCCTGGAAGTGTATATCCAAGTATCGAAGCTACATTGTTAGTCCCCTGATCTATTGCAAATATATTGTCAAGTTCAGAACTAGCTGAACTTGTATCTATAGCACTAATAGAATGTTTAATACTTCTATTGATTCCAGAATCTATACCTGCATTATAATCAGGATCATTTGCCAAGTCTACTGTAAATGCACTTGAAGAAATTCTTGTAATTTGATATGCTTTTTCATGAATCCCGATCCTTTCCCCGTAATAACCTATTTGATCATTTGTGAAATATACATAATCACCTGTGTTAAAGCCATGATTCACGCTTGTAAATGTTAAAAGCTTGTTATTAGCGTTGCTTACACTATAAGTTGCATCAACAAGTCCATCAGGTATAATTGAGTATTGTATACTAACTATTGTGTCTTTTACTTTAGCATTATAGTCAGTGTCTAAAATACTTTCAACACCTGTGTTAAAAAAATTAGATGATAGAGAATATTCTGACTCATCAAGATAAGCAATATTTGAATTGTCAACATTTTTACACAAGCTTTTTAAAACAAATTCTTGAGGTGTTTCTACATTTAAATTGACATCAGCATTATTGCTCAAAAGTGGTAATATTTTATGCTCGTCAATAGTCTTTAGAACGTTTTGATCAAACATAATTCCAGAATTATCACTCTGGTAATTTGAGTTGGTTTTGTTGTCATAAACAAGATAATTTCTGTTTTTCGTTCTTGTGATTAAAAGATTTGAAAAAGAAACTAATTCTCTAGATCTGTTTTCATCAAATTCATTCACAGATTCAGATTTTATTTTTCCAAAAATATTTTCAGGTACATTAATGTCTGTATAATTGATTCTATAATATGCGATATTTCCATTGACGTAGACTGGTTCTCTTTCTAGTTTTTTGTAATATAGATTGTCAATAAAGTTCACACCATCAGCACTATCATGTTGATCTATAAAGTGAAATCTGCTTTTATTAAAACTAGCCAATCCTGCTGCTAAAACATTTTTATTTATTTCATTAAAACTATCAAGTGAATTAAGTCTGTTGTTTTCAAAAGAATAATTTTTAACTCTAATCTTATCGTCACTGTTGTCAATATTTAAAATAAAACTTTGTTTAAAAGAATAACTCGGGAAATCGATATACTCGTGATAATCTCCTGAAAGCCTGTCTAAATCATGTCTACTTTTTACTAAATAAGAAATGTTTTCTATACCTACATTCAAATCATCAGTAAAGATAAAAGAAAAATGTTGCATCTCTTCAGTTTCAGACTTGCTTTTTAAATAACTTTTTTCTTTCTTCTCGTTTAATATGAAAAAAGTTATTGAGTTCGATGCATAGTTTTCCCCATCTTCTTTATAGTTTATACTAGGATTATCATATGCATGTGGATCATAGTAATTTAAAGGTGGAATATTAACAATATTAGTACCGTCTTCATCCCAAGGGCCTGTATATCTTGTTCCATTGAAAGAAATTTTGTAGTCCAAGACACTTCCTTGCGGAAATGATAATGCATTATAAGAATTAAAGCCACTATGGACTTGTCTTTCTCGCGTCGGAAATTCTCCTTTATGTGTAAACTTACCTTTAAAAACAACTTTTTCAAGCAAAAAGTCTTTTGATATATACTTTGACATATCAATTAAATGACTGTCATTTGGCTGCCACTTTGCTTGATATGGAAAACCATAAGTGTCTGATATTTGTGAAATAGCAGATTTGTTAACACTTTCAATATCTTTCCATGCTCTTTCTTCCAGAATATCTTCGCTATTAAAAAAAGAATAATCAGACTTATAAAATTTTTCTTTAAATAGACCTTCTCTTCTGTAAGAAGGTGTTGTAAGGATAGGTCGATTATAAAAATAGTTTTTAAATTCTCTATAATTTTTTAGATTAACGTCAGAAGTTTTTAACTTTAGCTCATTATTAACACTTTCAAAAATAAAATTGTTTGGAAGAACTGACGTCATTGTGTCAGGTATTTTTGAACCTAAGTAATTTTCGTCTGCAGCGTCTAAATAACTCCATCTATTATTACTATTATTCCAATATGCAGTTGGCATGCTATGACAGCTATATGCAGTACTATAATGATTATCAGAATTTGAATCTTCATGATTGACATCAAGAAAATTAAAATATTTTAAATCAATTATCTTATTTAGATTATTTGCATCATCTAGAAAGCTATTTTTATTATTTGATGCATTAGGCAAAACAAAAGAAAGTTGTGTGTTCATTAAGTGTAAATCAAATGAATCTGTAAAGTCAAGAGTAATTTTAATTTGTTTTTGATCGCTTAATGTATAACCATTTTCTGAGTCAACACTATCAGTATAGAAATCAGTTGTCAAGTCTGATTCAAAATGAAAGCTTTCTTCTTTAAAAGGTGTATATTCTTCTTGGAAATATTCTTGTTTAACGATGTGAGGCAAATTGTCAGGATCTATTTTTCTTGTGTATTTGATTAAGTTATCTATTTTATTGGGTTGAGAAAAAACTTTTGAATTATCTAAATCAAACGCACTCCTGAAAGATTTATTAGAAACACTTATTGTAGCTTGATCTGTTACTAAATTAGGTGGGACATCATCTGTCAAAACAGAGCTAATATAGAATTTATTATCAATATTAGTTTGTTTTAAAGGTAACCCAATTGAAGCATAAACATTATCTCTACTTGAAAATTCTATGATATTAGTTTCGTCAAAAGGATCATTTAAATCTTGTAGAATTTTACCTGTTGTTATTTTTGTAGAAGGTAAAGTCCCCATAAGAGAATTATCATCTCTTACTGTCTTTTTTAAAGACTTTGTTAAACTTCCGGAATTATTATTACTTTTTAAAGAGTTTGCCCCGATTTTTGGAAAAATTATAGTATTACTATTTGTACCTATCGGAGGATCACCAAAAACAAAAGTAATATTGTTTGAACCGTCAACAGGTATAAACGCAGGTGAAACAATAACATCTGCAGTTATTGTAATTACTTTGCTTGGATTATAACTAGAATAGTCAGCACTTGTAATTTTCAACTGTGCACTTTGTAATGTTTTGGTATTAGAGTTTCCAGTGTCATAAAAAGCAATACTATTTGAAAAAATAATTTGATTTTCTTTAAATGCACTTAGTATTCTTGCACTATTCTTGTAAATTACATACCATGTTTCAGTTGCTATAACATTAAAAGTCAAGCTGTACTTATAAATATTATTTGATACGTCTCTAGTAGGCACAGCATTTGTGATTACAGATTCAATAAAAACATTTTTTCTATTATTGACTCTACTCATTTAATCATTTTCTCCTAAGAATGCTAAAGAATCAGGTGATCCACCATTTATATTATTTGTAGTTTGTCCTGTCGGGCTAAATACGTCTTCATTATCAAAATCAGCATCAGAAACTTCTGCTTCTCTAGAATCATCAAAAGGTATTATTATTAATTCATCATCATTATAATAATATGCATTATTTGTTAATCTAGCAGATGTACTAGAAACATTTTCGCCTGTATTGAAAGACACAATATTTTGACCATTAAAAATAATATTTTCATAATCATAGTTTACTGTAATCATAGAAGAGTCGTTTGTTACTAAATCTTCAACAATCTGATCAGAAAATCCTTCTATTTTTGCCTGTGATGCATTGCCTTCCATTTCACGAATTGTTATTTTGTTTGATATAAAAATTTCTCTATTTCTTGAGTCTATACCATTGTTTATAATCTCAACATTCATACCTTTCAAAGGAACTTCAGTCGTTAAATTTCCATCTATAGACTCTAATGTACCAAAAACACTTATGTTAGAGTTAAGTCTAGACAAAGAGTGAATATTATAGTATCTAGGATACACTAGATCTCTTGGGCTCATGAAATATTCGTTAATATCTTCAAGGTTTATCATTTCTTCGAAAGGATCATTAGAAGTTTCAAATAAGTCACCTAAAACAACAACTTCATCTGTTAACAAGCCGTAAGTCTTTGGTACTATAGCAGGATTCATTAATACTTCGATCTCACCCTTGTCAGATGAAGCATCGTTAATTTGTGTGTTTTTAAACAAGTTGCTTTTTTCTTCGTTAAAAGGCTGATAGTCTTTAATTAGATTGTTGAAGTGGCTTTTTGTTGCTGTGTCATTTAAATAGTATTTTGAATTTAATATTTGATTTTGAGTAAAACTTGAATCTAGTCCTACAAACAAAGATATCTCAAGAGTGTTTATAGATTTGTCAAAAAAATTATAAGAATAAAAAACTTTTTCTTTTTCGGTCGCATCTAGTAAATCACTTGTAATGTTTTCAATAGAATGTTCTCTGTTTTCTATGAACACACTGTTTCTGTCGAGTCTAGGTAGTGTCATTTATTAAGCTTTCGTTTATTATTCTCTTGTTCTATTAACATTATACTGATTGCTTCTTCTAGATAAAATACTATTTCTTGAAAAATCAAATCGTTGTTCGTGACTTATAATTGTATTTATACTGTCTTTGTTTTTATGCTGATACTTATGTCTTTCCAAAGCATGTGATTCATAAACAAAATTAAAACCTTCAAACCTAACTCTACTAGGCACTATATCATATAGAATAGAAGACATAATATTGTCAAAATACTTAAATATATTTCCTACTGAGGCATAATTTATGTAGTCTGAATCGCTGTATTTACTAAAATAATCTTCTCTTAAATCATTTATATCTTTATATTGATACTCATATTTTGACATACAATTTGACATTTTAGATGAAAAATCATTCATGTCTGTTATTATCTTTGATATGTCTTCATTAATTGATTTAACAATAGACATGTCAATACTTACTCGATTTACTGAGTCATATTCGTAATGAGAATGAATTTCGTTTGACGGGAAAGAAGTAAAATTATTTAAATTCTTCTTATTATCTTCTTCTTTATAACTTAAAATATTTACTTTATTACTAGAAGTAATCTCGTCAAGCTTTGGATTAAAAACTTTGCATATTAAACTATTATTTTTAATCACAAGTTTATCTGTTTGAACTACGTTTTTAGTTTTAACTATACATGTATTTAATGATTCAATTTCCAGAGAGTTCAAAACTGAATTTACTGATATGTCTTCTACGTTCCATTTATAGAAGTTATCATTAGCATCTAAAGAGCGTTCAATATTTTTAACTTCAGTATCTAGAATTAAAGTTTTAAGTGGCACATTATTTTTTTTGCTAAAGTTCTTTATGTTTCTTGCATGCGATTTAATTTCTTCTTCTACTAGACAGTGTTTCCAGAGTCTGATCTTTAAAACTTCACCTTCGAAGATTAAATTGTTTGAAGCTGTTGAGTTTAAGTTGTTAAGCGTAGAGTATTTATAGTCACCTACTTTTAAGTTTAAGTTATTATTTACGTTAGAGAAAAGATATTCGTTGTTACTGATTCTTGTATCTAAGTCGTCGCCTGTTATTGTTATAGATGACTCTTTTGATATTGCACTTTTTAGTAAGACTTGCTGACCTACGTCATTAAGTGTTGCTTTATATGTAAGTTTATTATCCTCTCTTTTTTGAGTCAAAACTAAGTGTTTTGTAACGTCAAAAATATTAACATTTTCTAATGATATTGTTCTATTAAAATTACCACCTGCAATTGGTTGTATCTCTATTGTGATTGTGCCTAGTTTACTATTAAAGCTATTAATTCTTTCATATTTTGCAAATATAACAACACCATCGTCATTAACATCTTCTACACCGCTATCTAAATAAAAAAGATACTGGACATTATCGTAATAGAAGTCTGGGCTGTTTATTTGATTAAGTTTTGATTGATTTATAAATCTTTTTTTGTTAACAGAATCATTAAAATTAAAAAACAATTCAATACTCCAATCATTCTTACCTAGACCTTTTTCTATAGTATCAGCTACAAGTCTCTGATCTGTCTGCTTTGATCTTATGTTTGGTACCTCTAGTAGTAATTTATTATTAGAAGGACCTTCAACTACATTACTGAAATTTCCGCTTGACGTCAAGCTGGTTATGTTTCCAAAGTTTATCGAAAAAGTATCTATTGTTTCTAAATAAAAGTTCTTTTCTTGTGTTATTGTATTACTGTAAGAATATTCTTTAATATCAATTAGTTTTTTATAGTCTATCCCAAAAGAATTAAATGTAGATTCAATACTTCTTATAGTTCCTTTTGATTTTAAAAAGTCTTGTGTGTTAATTAAAAATCTTTGCCATAACAAGTTTTGAATTTTACGAATACTATATTCAGAAACAATATCATCGTAATTAAGATTCAAATTATCTAGTTTACTCTTTGATATTGTTGGAAATATTTCTTTAAAATCAAAACCATACATTTTACAAAGTATAGGAATTTGCATTGCAATTACATTTTTATTATTAAAAGAGTCATAATCAACGTTTAGCAAATTAGTTATTGAACCAATATACATTTTTAACTTATCAAAGAATTTTGCCCATATTAAAACAATATTTACTAGCTCACTATTAGCTGGAAGTGAAGCATTTAATTGACTTGCTGTAATCTGTAAATCATTAGCTGTTATCTGCAAACCAGAGGTGTACGCATCGTCACTGCTATACACAGGAAGATTTTGAAAGTCAGAGCTGTTTAAGAAATAATGTTTAGGTAACATATTAAAAATTAAATTTGGGTTATTATTATCATAATCTTTTGCTAGATTTATTAAATTTTCTCTTAATGTTGTAATATTAATATACGCTGAATTTAAAACAGGCGAGTCTTCTTTTTTTTCTAGATTTAAGTGCCATGATGTATCTTGTTCTTGATTAATTTTGATATTACTTGTATTTGTCAATAAAGCAATGTTAGGAAGACTTATATCATAAATTAATCCATGCAGTTTGTTTCCTGAATAATCTATTGTTAAACAACTGTTCGTATAATTACCTGCAGGTTCGTTTAATCTTAAATACAACATCAATCCTTTTTGTGCATAAATATTTTTATGCATTTCTTTTTTGATTGTATTTCTGCTTCTAAACTTGAAAAACATTCTAAATTCGTCTATACTTCCTGTTAAGTTTGTATAAACAATATTTTCATTATCTGTTAAAGTATTCTGAATGTTTCCGCTATTTATATAAAACATCCCGCCTAGAGAAAAAGGGATATTTTTTGATTTAAATTCTAAAGGAAAAGCCTTCTTTTTTATACTGTTTATTGTGTCTTTAACAATGTCACTTTCCAAGACATTTTCACCACCAATTATAAATGAAACTTTTTTGTCTATATTTACATTTATAACAATATTATGCCAAGCATCTAAAGTTATTTTTGTTTTTGAGTTATAAGCAACATTATCTACTATAGATTTGAAATTTAAATAATAATTTCCTCCACTTTCATTTAAATAGCAGATATATCCGTTTTTAATAGAATTGTTCGCAATCTGTATTTTTTTAAAAACAACTTGATTTTGTGCAAATCCAACACTTTCAGGTTTTAACCAGAAGTCAAAAGAAAATCTAAATCTTGTTGGATTTAATAAACCTATTTCTTTATTTTTTGTATCATTTAGAATTTTTCCTTGTTCATCGAAAACAGCTAATGCTGTATTACCGTTAAACTTAACGTATCCTTTACTCTTAGGATATAAACTATTCAAGATGTATTTAGTATAACCGTCACTTTTATTAAAAAACTTTATATTTTCTAGCTCATCTTTATCATAAGGTATCTGCTGAATCCTTTCAAAAGAAGAAGTTAGTTTATTAACTGCAGAGTCAAAAAAAACGTGGTTTTTGAAATTCTTATAATCAATGTTTTCTAATTGTTGTGTAGAAAAAAGACCTTCGTAGTCATCTATTCTTTTTAATATTAAAGAAATATCTTCTTTTGAAAGATCATCTGGATTGACAATATTTAAAGATTTGATTAATGTGTTTAAATCATTAGAACTTTTTGCATCAAAATTTAAATTATTTTGTGTAGAAGAAAACAACCCGTTCAAATTTTCAGGTGAATTTACAAAAGCCATTATAGAATCCTAACTGAGTATTTTTCATTAAAAATGTATTTTTTCGTTTTTGTTATAGGATCTTCGTACATAAATTTAAAGTTAACCCTAGCGTCTTTGTATTTTTTAGGAACATAAAAATTAAATCTATACTTTTCTCCATCAAAAAACATTTTTGTTGCATTTTGACTCGTATTTGACGTTCCTTTGTCATAATCAATTAAAGTTTTTCCGCTTTCAACGTCTATTAATTGATAAAAAACGTTTCCTATGTTTTCGCTAGGCAGCTCAAACGGAACTTTTACTGCGTTAAATTCTTTCTTAGTATCTACAAAATAGACTTCGACTGAACATGATGAATTATCTGATATTAATTTATTTTCATTTATTTTGATGGAAGATATTAAGTTTTCGTATCTTTCTTCGTTAGCATTTTCGCTAATATAAAAATCTACTCTTTCGTTTTTTATAACTTTTTCAATTTGGTATGCAGTACCATTACCAGTACCTGCTCCTGTAGCAGTAAAAACTATACCAACAACATTATCAGATGCACCTATCAGTGTAAAGTCTGTCGTTCCTTTAGTTTTTATTTTATATGTTCTGCCTTCAATAAAATCTCCAGCATTTATTGTTGTAGTTTGATCAGTTTCTTTATACCAACACCACTCGTAGTTTGCTTCAAGTTTGTCATTTTTTATGTAACTAGATATTTCATTGTTAAATTTACTCAAATCGGTATTTGTTAGTTGAGCTTTTCTAATACCTGATAGTTTCTTGCCTTTGAAATTAACAACAGGTGCCCCACTTGTACTGTTTGCTGTAACATTAGCAAAAACCTTTTTATTATCTTTACTTTTAATTTTTAATTTTAAAGTAAAAGAAACACCATCATCAGGATCTATAAAGTCTGAAAGTTCTCCATCTAAAATATTAAAAAGATAAAATTCTTCTAAATTGTTTAAGTATCTTTTCTTGTTAAAAGAATCAATCGGAATGTTGTATGAAGAATCGTCTATTTTAATTCGCAATTCAGGTCTAAGTGCTTTGTTAATTAAATGCCTGCTTCCTAATCTTTTAGCAAAGTAAGATTTAATATTATATAAAAAGCTGTTTGTAAATTTAATTAACAAACCTTTATCATTAATAGTACTACTTGTTTGCTTTAACTTTTCTTTTATATAGTTTGAAATGTCAAAAACAACATCTTCATTTCCTTTAGAAACTGTAAAGCTAGAAGTAGGTGAAAATAATTCAGCATCTACAGCTGTACCTAAAGTTATATAACTTTCAATTTCCCAATTAGTTGTATCATCAAAAGACTGGAAATTTGTGTTTGATTTATCAGAAAAGTGAACTGTATCTTTGCCTAGTCCTTCTAAAAAATCTTTTTTGAGCTCACAAACTTCAAGATTAAAATCTTTTGGCTTAGTAGTTCCAGTAGTTACATCTTTTAAGATCAATTCTGCTTTTAAGTTTCTAAAAGCACCTGGCAAATCGTCTTTTGGCGCGCCGCCATCGTCAATACCATCGCCATCATCATCATCTATTAGTTCTATCCAGTTACTTTTAAAGTCATCTAAGTCAAACTTAATTAGTACAGCACTGTAATCTATTCTTGTAAACTTTGTTACTGTATCTGTATTTGTTGTACCAACATGAACCATATTAGCAGGAACTGTAAATGTAGTATCACCAGACAATCCTGCTTTGTTCTGTTTTAATACAAGTTCATTGTTTGAATTACTAAAAGCAGTTATTCCTAATGTTAAATCGTTATTAAACGTAGAAACATTATTAATTGCAGCTGCTATTTGAGCAGCGTAAGTACTTGGATTAGAATCACCTTCATCATCAATTTCAGATATACCAATAATTACTTTGCTGTTATTTAAGCTACCATCGACTGTATCTTCATCTGTTTTAAAAATAAAATCAACAGTTTTATTATCTGCGTCAATCAATCTTAATTGTGCTTCATCAGCAATAGAACCTGTAAATTTAAATGCTGCCCAAGAGTGTGAATTTTTATTTTCGTTATAGAGTTTAAATAAATCTAAAGTTGCAGCTTGACCAACATTTGCTTTTGCACCATCGTTCTTGACTGTCTTTAAGTTCGTAACATATGTATCTTTTTGCGGTTCCAATATTATAATCATTTATTTGTTTTCCTTAGTTAGCAGCAATAAATATGTCATTAAAAGTATATCTCATTTCAAATATACCTCCTCGTGGAGGTTGAATTAAACCGTCTCTATAAAGTGTTTGAGAATTAAATACACTGTCTTGATATGTAAGCGTTTTTGATTCTTCTATGTCAAAAAATTCGTCTTCTTTGTTTTTCGATACAATTATCGATTTTTTAGGTGTCACAATTGAGTCAACGCCGTCTGTTGTTTCAATAATTAGCGAAATTTGGCTTACATTTATAGGACTGCCTATTTGAAGTAAATCAAATCTCATATTATTAATTATTCTGCTATTTATTTCTAATATTACACTTTCTATGTCGAATCCGGATTTAACTTTAATTTTTGCTCTAATACCAAAATTATAAACAGGTACATCTAATAAGTTAAAATTATCACCTATTAACCTATATTCATTTAAATAAGTCGATAAATTTGACTTAATAGCATCTGAAGCTTCGGTGTAAAAACCTTCTGAATCTTTGCAAACTATAAAAAGATCTTTAGATGTATTCGTGTATAGATTATCTAATGCTACAGCTTTATTTATTCTTCCAAAATCACTAGGCATTGTAAGAATTCTTGACAATAAATCTTCTTGTGTTATTATTCTTGACTGTGCTTTTATAGTGTTAGGGATTTGCTGCTTTAATTCATTTAATGATAATGCTTGCATTCCTCCAACTGAGCTGTTTTCATTTTCAACTGCTATTGAATCAATTATTCTAACTGTATCTAACTCATAATCTTGACTGTCTATATTTAAGTCAGGAAAAACTACAATAGGTTGGCCAACAATTTTATTAATAGCAAAAGCAGGAACGTTATGATTAGTTCCTCCGCCATACTTGTATGTAATTGTTAATGTGCTACCTGACGGTGAGATACCTAACGTATTTGATTCTAATAGAGTACCAGGATCCAAGCTTAATCTATTAGAAACTGTGTCTTTATTTTTAATTGGTAGAATCAAATCTTCAATATTCGCAAATGCATTACCTCTAACTGACTTGCCATTGCCGTTGCCAAATCGAAGGCTAGTCTTGCCTGTAATGTAGTCTTCTTCTCTTATGAATCTTCTAGGCACAGGCATTATTGTCATATAGTTATCGTTACTAAATTCAACTTTTTTAAACAAAGTTGTCTGTGTTAAATAGTCAACTTCAAAAAACTCGTTATTGTCTTCATCTAAAACGCTTATTATATTTGTAATGTTATCTTTATCAAGTAATATTTTAGTAAAAAAGTCTTGATTGTCAGTTGGGATTGAAATGATTTCTTCTGTCACAATACCTGAAACACATAATCCTTCTTTTTTAAGTAATAAACTTAAAACTGTCCCATCTCCGTCTTCTTCACTTGTTTCTATTTTGTACCCTCCAGACGTAAAATCTATGTCTTCTTGTAATGTAAAAAATATACCTGAATCTGATACTAGAATTGTCCCAGATTTAATTACAGGGAGTTCCTGTAGATAAGGTTTTAAATCATAATCTGGACTACTAGGATCTCTCTCAGTTTCAATTGTAAATACAACGTCAACTGATGATGGTGATGCTTTAGAGTTTTTTATATTTGCTCTTTGTAAATGTTTTACAATGTTTCCAGGATCTGTTGCTGTTGTGTAGTCTAATTCGTTAAATTGTTGTTCTGCATAGTAAACCAAAGAATCTCCAACAATTGCTGCAAAGTCTAGAAGCATACCTCCTAACGAAACCTCTGAAAAGTCTACAATGTTATCTTTATAATAAAGATTTGCATATTGTAATAGCTCGTTCCTAAAGTCTGTAAAATTTTCATTTGAAAATTGTTTATTATTTTGATTTGTCAAGTAATTTTCTAGCTTGCTTAACGCCATTTTATTCTCCTGAACTATAAAGAACTGTTAATTCTTAAAATTAATTCCTGTTTTTTGTTTAATATTGGTATGCTATACTTTATTTTAATTTCATAAATACTGTCAATTTCTATGTTATTTATATTTATTTCTCTAAAAGTTGTTTCTTCAAAGTTTAAATTACTATTTGAAGAAGACGAAAAGTCTCTACCCGCTTTATTTGAGTAATTGCTTTTTTGATCTTGATTGTCTACCTTTGAAGAATAAAACTCTTCTAACCTTATAGAAGGCATATATTTTAAAACAACTTCTTTGATTTCTTCAGAAGCAATATCAACAATCTCATCTTTAGATAAAGTATTATTTGAATAAATCTGCCTTAAACTTGTACCAAAGTCTGGAAAACCTAATCTTTCACCTTTTTGCGTCATAATTAGGTTTTTTAGATTGTCTTTAATCTGTGTAGCAATGTCAAAATGCATTTTAAAAAGAGTTTCTTTTTCTCTTGTTCCTCTTTCTAAAGGAGTTTTAATACCAATAGGGTTTACAGGTGTTTCTACAGTCCTGTCATTATGAGAATTTATTTTTCTTAGCTGTTTTAGAGTTAAACCTAGTTCTGACATTTTTATATTCCTTAACTGTTATGAATAATTATGTCTCAAGTTGTTTTTGCAAACCTAGAAAGCATATGTCTTAAATTATCACGTAAGTTTTTGTATCTAGAATCAATATCAGACTTTTCTGACGTTACAAAGTTTTCTGTATCTAATATTAAAGGCTTAGTAAGTGCAAGATTAGGAGGTTGTGAAATAGCTCCTCCAGGTGTTACACCACTATGTGTATGATTTAATAGATTATTTGATATTTTATTTATTTCTTCTACTAGATCTAAATTGATCTGTATCAACTCTTTTAGCATTGCCTCTAAAGTGTTACCTAGAACGAGAGATTCTGCTAAATTTTCATCGTATCCAATTAACAGCCCGTTACCATTACCATGCATTAACGCATAATCTTCGTTAACACTTGATAAATCTTGTATGTTCTCAATGCTGTCAATATTTTGTCTAACAACTTCTTTCTTGAAGTTTCCTAGTAGTATTGTGTTTCCATCTACTAATATTTGTCCGTCATCTTCTAAACAAATATGAGAATAGTTTAAAAAGTCTTCACTTTCTTTTATGAATCTAATTGAACCTTCATTCAAAAACAATTCACTTTCTTCGTTTTCTATTTGTTTTCTGCTTACTAAACGTATATTGTTAGACTTGATGAAAACACTAGGAACAATAAAGTTATTTTCATCAAGTGGCACTGATGTTAAATTATTTAGTGTTATATTGTTGTTAGGTAAATATTCTTTTTGAAACTCTAAGCTTTCATTAGAAAGTAATATTTTGTCAATATCAGTTAGTATTAAGTCTTGATCTGAAAGCCATGTTGTATCATAATACAAAGAATTATCAATATTGTCTGCCTCTGAAATGTATATTCTTGATGCATCTTTAAAAAGGTTTATTTTACCTTCACTTGACTCATTAATAATATCTGTATTTAAATAATGCTTTTGAGACTTTAATATCTCTAAGTTGCCTAGTGTGTTTTCAATTGCAGCAAAACTATTTTTTTTAAAAATAAATGTTTTTTCTCTATCTTTGTCTTTGTTTTTTATCGTTTTGTTTTCAAAAACATGAAGATTATTTTCTTCTTCGCTTATGTATTTATCAAGAAAAAACCTGCCAGAAACTATATCAATTGCACCTTTATTTATAAACTCTTCATCTGTATTGTTAGTTGTTGTTAAATTAATGAGTGTATTGTTTGATCCTTGAAATGTTAATTCATAGGGTTTAGAAAACCATCTAGGGACAGCATCAGGAAAAATATTAATATTTTTTTCTTTTTCAAGCACAGACTCAGCGTTTTCTAGCATACCTGAATTGTATAGATTAACATAAATAAGTTCGTTTTCAAAACCAGGAATCTTAACAATTTTTTCAATTTCTTTTTTATAATTTTTTGATTTTTTGATTTCTAATGAGTCATTACTTACCTGATTGTACTTTTCTGAATCTTTTAATTGTAAGTCTGTTATTAATGAATCTCGCTGAAAATGTGTGAAATTCAAATCTTCAGATATTTTTCCACCAATTTTTCTACTTAACCAATAGCTTTTTATTGCTAAGAGTGGATGCCCATCTTCTACTGATGTACTTGAAAAGGGCGTTTCATCTTGAAAAAACCAGATTAATTCGTTTGTTTTAACAGGCATTGAAATGTGTGTCGACATTACAGGAAAGCAAACCTCAATAATATCTACAGTGTCTAAAACTTTGCAAATAATAGTTCCAATTGGTAAGTTTTCGCTAATATTTTTTAAAGCAATATCATTAACTAGACTTAAATTTAATATTTTTAAATCATTGTATTTTTTTAAAACATTAAAGCTTTTTTCAAATTGTGATTTTGAATATTCACTCACGTAGAGTAAAGAAATACCTGTTTTAAACATCTTTAACCGTTAATCTTTCCAAAAATATCATCTTCACTAATAGCTTCAGATTTTTCTTCTTCTTTTGAAATTAATTCTACTAATTTAAGAATTTGATCGTTAGACCTCGTCATTCTTTCAAGATACTTCGACATAATCGCGCCTATATTCATATGCTCGTTTACGCCACCTGTCATAGAAATATAGGCATCATTAAACAACATTTTTGCTTTTTCACGATCTTCTACAGAATTCTCGTATATTTCTTTCCATAACATCTTTTTTTTGTCTTCAAGTGAATCGATGTTATCAAGAATGTCAGCAAAGTTTTTGATTCTTTGCTCTTTTGCTTCATTTTTTTCGTTTTTTTCTAAAACTTTTTCTATATCTTTACTCATAAGTTTCCTTTAGTTATCATAGAAGTCAAACATGTTATCTGGCCCAACAACTTTT